CCCCCTGACCCCCTCTCCCATATGAAAAGAATAGGAGAGGGGGAATTTGTAGCGAAAGGTGGATTGTATGGACAGATTGACTGAAGAAGAACGGGCAGTAGTCGAAAAATTGGCTGAGGCGTGGAATTTGTTTTTGCAATTACCGGAACAACATCCGGCGCACAATCAAGAGATGATCGGCAAAATCCATGATGCCCAGCGGATTATCTATGCACGGGTGGTTGAGCGCCAAGAGGGGTTGGTGCATGAGCCGAATGAGAAATATGTTGTCAATGTGAATGGTATCAGTCGGACATGGCACGATAACACATTTTGTCGGCGCGAGATATTGGAAATTAGTGGCGTTGACGACCCAGATGATTGTGTGCTGTGGGTTATTCCGCGAGATCATGATGAAGAAGTGCCGCTTTGTGACAAAATTGACCATGATGATCGTCTGTACCTGCGCAATGGTCTGAACAAGTTCATTGTGCATTCTAAGGCCGTCTCATATACCCATATCAGAGAATAAGCCTCTATGACATTTCGATGGGTGGCGGGGCAATCACCGCGAGAGGTGTGGGGTCGGCAGGAGCAGGTGTATGTGCAGAGGCTGGAGGCGGTGATCTGGCAACAGTTGCTGTATTACTCGGTGCTGATTGAGGCCTATATGAAGACGTATGCACCGTGGGAAGATCACACGAGTAATGCGCGGCAGACATTGTTCTCCAGAGTGTATAAAGCACCGGGTCGGCGGCATGTTTTGTGGCTCGTTGCGTGCCAGAAAATGGAATATGGTGTGTACTTAGAACTCGATCACGGTGGACGGTTTGCCATTGTTATGCTGACGTTGCAATTACATCAGCGTGAGGTATGGACTTCGGTTAAGGATGCAGTAGAGTGACGACCTTAGCGCAAGCGGTAAAAAGCGAATTATCCAGCGATGGGACGCTGAGCGGATTGGCGACCTATTTCTTTGATTCGTATACCGTGGGCGAAGATGGGTTGACGCGGGACATGATTACTGTACCCGGTACGCCGAATATTGCGCCAACGGTTTATATCAAGTGGAGCACGAAGGCTCCGTTTGATATGGAGGTGTTGCGGGCAAATGAGCAGTATTTTGAAGTGTATTGTTATCAGCAAAAAGGGTATAGCTCGATTGAACTGATGCGGCAGAGGGTGTTTGAGTTGTTGCATCTGGAACGGGTTGATTTTGACACACCAGCGGGGGATATATGCCGACAGATCGAATGGGCTGGCGACATTTTGGGGATGCGTGATGAAGGCTTGAAAGCGAGTATGGAACGTAGTCGGTTTCGGGCAGTTATAACAAGATCTGTAACGGCAAGTAAGTGATTTTGAGGAGTAACTGAGATGAGTTTATTAGAATGGCGGCGACCTTATAGTATTAAGCGAGCTTCAATTTGGCCGTATGTTGAGTCGACGGAAACATGGGGCACAAAGATTGATTTGAGCAACGTCGGTTCGGCTTCGTGGTCACCGGAAATGCAAACAGACAAGCTTCCGGTGTATGGCAAGATGGCGCGAGGCTTGGCGGTGGCAGTGGGTCATGAGTTGAGTATAAGTTTTGGCGGGTTGCAGGATGATGCGCGGGCGGCCATGACGGGTCGGGCTTCGGCTTTATCCGGGGATGAGCCAAATGAAGTGCGGGGCCACTCTTCGGAAGACGGGAAGAATATGCCGTACTTCGCGATTTGTGTGGACTTGCGCTTGGATGACGGAAGCGGGGATGGTATTTACCGCGTGGCCAATCCATTTGCGATGTTGCAATCGCTGTTTGCGTTGGAGATGGACGACACCCACAAGTTCATCAAGTCACAGGTACCTGCGTATTGCTTCAATCTTATTCAGGAAGATGGCACGGAATACGATTCCTTATACGAACGGGATTTTGAAACGGGCGTGGCGATTCCGGCGGCATTTACGGATGTGATTGCGGCGTTGGTGTAGTTATCCCTGAATTGAATAGAGAGGCAAGGGGCTAAAGCCACCTTGTTATAGATGCACCCCTGACCGGAGCGGTTGGGGGTGTTTTTGCCCTCACCCCCGGTCCCATATGAAAAGAATAGGGTAAGACGATAAGGCAAGGGGCTAAAGCCACCTTGTTAGTTGGAGAGTTTGGGGGCGCGTTGGGGCTGAAGGGATGGGATAAGGTAAATAAACCCTCATCTTCTAAAATGGGCGGACACACAGGTTCGCCCCTACTGGAGAAAAACGGACGGGATATATCCCGTCCCTACGAAGGATGGGGTGGGTAAGAGAGAACCCGTTTATTTGGGGGAACAATAGCTGAGATGAGGAGATAGGCGAGGCATGAGTGGCAATATTATTCCGGTGAATGGTGGTCAGCAACCCGTTGAGCCGTGGTCGCTGGAGGCATGGCAAGCGCAATCCATTAGCACGATTGATCTGGGAAATGGCTTGGCGTTCCGGGTGCGGCAGTTGGATGTGATGGAATTGCTCATGGGTGAAGATCAGTTGGGCAATCCTTATATCAATACGCTTCAGCAATATATGGGCGGTGATACGGACACGTCGGGCGCGAATTTGATGCAAGATCAAAAGGCGCTCAAAGCGGTGCAGGGCTTATTGGATCACATCATGGTGAAGGCGATTGTAGAACCGCCCTTGGCAGAGCAAGGTCATGAAAATGGTATTGCGTTGGCTTCGATTAAGTTGGAGCACAAGTTTGAGGTGTTGTCCGGGCTCATGGGAGGCGAAGATTTGGTCGATAAAATCCAGAACTTTCGTCAAGAGCCGGGTGCGGGTGTACTTGCTGGACCGCCAATCCAAGAGATACGGGAAGTTGCCGAGCGAGGTGATGGGAATCCGCCACCCGATAGCGGCGTACTGGCTTAACGAAGCGGTCGAATGGTGGGGCAATGAGGTTGAGGTGATGATGAGCCAGACCGACCCGAACACGCATAAGCCCCTGTACGTCATGAACGATATTTTGGGGATTGAGCAGGGTGTGAAGGTGCCGAAGCGGAAGCCCTCACCCCCAGCCCCTCTCCCATAGGAAAAGAATGGGAGAGGGTGGCAAAAGATATAACCCCCTCCGTCCGCAAGCGGACACCTCCCCCAAACATAGGGGAGGGTTGAGCCTGACCCACAGGAAAAACGGGCGGACACACAGGTTCGCCCCTACTGGAGGAAAACGGACGGGATGTATCCCGTCCCTACGCAGGTATGTGAGGGATTGGATACCCTAACAGGAGAGGGTGGCAAGGGGCTAAAGCCACCTTGTTAGGGATGGGTGAGATAACGGCGAATAGATTTATTGCAAACAGAGGAGGATGGATTACGGGGGAGATGGTCATTCATCCGGTGGGGTAGTCTCAATGACGAATGGGATTACTCGGGGCAGGAGCTGGCGGCGGTAGTGTTGATCTCGGTTCGGCGCACGGCAAGATCGAGGTCGATTATTCACAGGTCGGTCAACAGTTTCAGAGCACGATAGGCAATATAGAACAGACGATTAGCGGTCGAATGCAGAATATCGGCGGCAAGATGCAATCGTTTGGTCAAAAATTTTCCTTGCTGACCGCTCCGATTACGGGGTTTGTGGCGGCAGGGGCTTTGGCGTTCGCGAATTTCGATGACATCCTGACCGAGATTGAAGCGCGGACGGGTGCGACCGCGGCGGAAATGGAAATTGTCCGTAAGACTGCGTTAGACATGGGGCGGGACACGGCGTTTTCGGCCACGCAAGCCTCGGATGCGATGTTGCAATTGCTGTCGAGTGGTAGCTCGCTGAACGAAACCTTGATGATGTTGCCGGATGTGTTGAATTTGGCGGCGGCAGGGGCGCTGGATCTCGGCTTTGCGGCGGATGCGGTGACGGACATCATGGCGCAGTTCCAGTTGGAAGCTGACAAGACAGTGATGGTGACGGATGCGCTAGCGCGGGCAAGTGGGGCCAGCTCAGCCACGATTACGGATCTCATTCAAGGGTTTGCGAATGTGGGGCCAATCGCGAACAGTTTCGGCATTTCGGTGGAAGAAACGGCGGCTACTCTGGCGGTGTTCGCGGAGAACGGGATTAAGGGCGCGGAAGCCGGGACGCAACTGAAGTCCATGCTCACCAATATGAGTCGGCAGACCGACGATGTGCAGGGGATGTGGAAGCAGTTGGGCGTTTCCATGTTTGATGCGCAGGGCAATATGCGCGACATCAATGACATCATTGTTGACCTGAATAAAGCCATGGAGGGTATGACTGATCAGGAACGGATTAATGTTATCCAAACCTTGGCGGGGTCATACGGGCAAATCGGGTTGTCGGCGTTACTGGCCGAGGGTGGTATCTCGGACATGCAGGAGAGTATGGCCGAACAAGCAGATGCGGCGACGTTGGCGGAAGCGCGAATGAATTCATTCAAAGGCGTGATTAATCAGTTGCGAAGTACCATTGAAACGCTGATGCTGAATGTGCTGGGGCCGATGCTGGATAAATATGTGAAGCCGCTTATCAAGGATGTGACGACACTCATTAATAAGGTGAATGCGTGGGCGCAAGCTAATCCTGAATTGGCAACAAAATTAGGGTTGGTGTTGGTGGTCTTGGCGCTGATTGGCCCATTGGTATTTGGTTTAGGCGGGGCGGTCAGCTTATTAGGGGCGGCATTGGGGGCGTTATTGTCACCGATTGGCTTGGTAGTGGCGGCGTTGGCGGCTTTATTCTTGGCGTATGAACTCAACTTTTTAGGGATTAAGGATGCGCTGAAGCCGATATTTGATTTAGTGCCGTCATTCCTTGAGATTGAGGCGATGGTGCGGAGCTTGATCTACCAGTTGCAGACCTTCGGCGCGGAGTTTGTTTTCCTCACCTATTTGACGATTTTTCAAGAGCGTGTGCCGAAGATATTAGACAAGATCAGCAAAGCGGTGATGACCAAAGGCCGGGAGTTAATTAACAAGGGTATTGAATTTACCCGCGAGTTGATTAATTGGCTGGCGCGGACAAGCCTAGCTTTGGCAATAACGCTGGTTGAATGGAGCACCGCATTTATTCGCTGGATTGATCCACTGGTGGCCGAAGCGTTGCCGAAATTGGGGATATGGCTAGGGCAAATTATTGAGTGGGTTATTGGGACAGGGATACCGGAATTAATCAAGGCGGGGATTGGATTAACTGGGGCGATTCTCCAGTGGATTGTGGATGCGGCCCCGGAATTGGTGCCGAAGTTGTTGGTTTATTATGCGACGTTGCTGAACTTTCTTTTCAATACCTTGTTGCCGGGGGTGATTGAAGCATGGCGCGAGATCGGCAAGGGCTTTATACGTGGATTGAAAACCGCATGGGATGAAAATTCGCCTGCTTTCTTTGCGGGTTTAGCGGCGGCATGGAATTATTTCTTTACCACGATATTACCCTTCATTATTGCGCACGCCATGATATTGGCGGGGGCGATTGTGACATGGTTCAAGAGTAAATGGGATGAAGTAAAAGGCGATATACCCCTTAAGTTGGCGGAGTTTATCACATGGCTGGCTGATTTGGGAGTAGATATTCAGGAAGAAGCGCCGAATCTTGTTGTGCAATTGATAACTGCCGCGAAAAATAAGTGGGATGAAATAAGCCCAGAATTAGCGGCTAAGTTCGATGAGATTAAAACGTGGTTGGGTAACTTGGCCGTGGGGGCGCTGGTGCATGGCGCGGCAATCATCACGGCGTTGATTAGTGCGGCAAAGGTGGCGTGGGATTTACTCATTCAGGGGTTGTGGGATAAGTTCGCGATGGTCGGCACAGAGTTGATTGGGTTGGCCTCCGATGCAACGACATGGGCGACGGATATTGGGACGAATATTGTCGATGGCATTAAAGCAGGTATCAACAACCAATGGGATAGTTTTACAAGTTTCCTGAGTGGCAAGGCCGATTCGATTAAAAATAGTTTTGCTAGCAAGTTGGGCATTCAATCCCCGTCGCGAGTGTTTGAAGGCTTTGGGCAAAATTTGATGGATGGGTTGAAGAATGGGATTTCGAGTCGGGTGAATTCGGTAACGAGTTTGATGAGTTCATTGGCGACGAATGTGGCGAATATTGTGGCGGGGATACAGGCGAAGGTGGGCTTGGCGAGTACGGCGATCAATAGCCTTAAGAATTTGATGAACAGCTCGAATAATCTAGGCTCGGTGGCGGGCGGGATGGTCGGCGGAGCACATGGGGCGAATACATTTAATGCGCCCGTGAATATCAATCTGACAACGAATGATCCTAATCCCCATTTTGTGGGGCAAGTGGCCGGGAATGCGGCGAGTGGGGCTATTTTGCGGGGAGCGCGGAGTTTTGGGGTGGTGGGATAGCCCTCACCCTCAGCCCCTCTCCCATAGGAAAAGAATGGGAGAGGGTGGCAAAAGAACTACCCCTTCCGTCGCTAGCGCGCCACCTACCCCAAACATGGGGCAGGAACAAAAGAGGACGCGACACCCCAACATGGGGGAGGAGATGGCCCTCACCCCCCGACCCCCTCTCCCACTGAGAAGCGCGGGAGAAGGGGAGATGGTTGATAAAAGTAGGTGGATGCCCTGACCTGTGAGGGTAGGGGGTACGGCAAGAAACGGACGGGATTGCGTAGAAGGATGGATGGATGGCAGGGACACGATTTCAATTTGCAGGCGTAGATTTGCCGCTGTACGGGTTGACGTTTGATGCTAATTTCGGCGAAGCGCAACCGAGTCTGGTGAATATGCCGGGGCTGAACGGGGCCTTTAATAACCACGGGAGCTTGCCACCGCCGAGTGTGCCGGGCGTGGTGCGGTTGTCATTCTATCTGGTGGCGAGTCAACGCGGGGAGATGCAGGCCAAGCGGGATGCGTTGTTGGCGCTGAAGTGGCAGGGGCGGCGTGTGCTGAGGCAGATATTGGTGGATGAGAACGGAACTGAAACTGCGCGGTGGTGTGAGGCGACGGTGACGACCATCTCGGCTCCGCAAGATATTGCGGGACAGACGGAATATTTCCAGCCGGTGAGTATGGTGTTTGGGGTCGATCGCCCGGTGTGGAAGAAACATATCTATACCGCGTTTTGGGATGATGGCACATCCCGGTGGAATACGTCGCTGGTTAAGTGGGGCGGGAATGCGGACAAGGCGACGGATGTAAACGGGGGCAATACCTTCACCATTAGCAATGGCGGTTCGGAGCGGGCGTTGCCGATTTTGATTGTGCGCTGTGGGGCAGGGCAGACAGTGACTAATCCGCAGTGGGAGCATATGGCGAATGGTAAAAAGTGGGCAGATTTTTATTATAACGGGACGCTGGTGGCGGATGATGAGTTGATTATTGATTGTCAGACGCTGAGTGTGACGTTGAATGGGGTGGGCGTGTACGGGGATATGGTGTGGACGCTGAAAGATGAACAGTGGATGTACCTGTATCCGGGTTCGAATACGATTGAGGTTTCGTGGGCGAGCGATGAAGTGGCGAGTACATTGGTGGTTTATGAGGAGGCATATTTGTAGCCCACACTCCCATAGGAAAAGAACAACCCCCTCCGTCGCTAGCGCGCCACCTCCCCCAAACATAGGGGAGGGAACAAAAGCGGGCGTGGCATCTCCACTAAACATGGGGCAGGAAAAAGAGGGGCGCAAGGGGCTAAATGAGCAAGGTATTGGATTGAGGAGATTAGGGCATGGTTGGAGAAATTGCGGATACCAGTGATATTGTCATTGGGGAGACGATTGACGCGGCAGATGTGAAGCCGCCGATCGACCAGTTGAATGATTGGTTGGTGGCGCTGAAAACAAAATCGTATTTCAGTGTGCATAAAAATGGGACAGGCCAGACCATCGCGGCGAGTTCGGTACAAGTGAAGGTTACATGGTCAACCGAAGAGGCCGATGTGGCGGGGGATTTCGATCTAGCAAATGAGCGTTTCTTGCCTTTGACCCGGGGAATTTATCGGTTATCGTTTGCGGTTGATTTTGGGGATTTTATAGATGTGAAGCTGATTGGCGCGACCATTTATAAAAATGGGGTGGCGTATAAGGAATTTCAAAATTGGTCGAGCGGGGGAAGCTTCCGGCAGGGGGTGCATGGGGGATTGGATGTGGAGGCCAATGGGACGACGGATTATTTTGAATTGTATATCTCCCAAAGTGATACGGTGACCCACCAATTAGCGGGAGCGGCTTCGCGGACGTGGTTCATCGGTTCGTTCGTGCGGTGGACGTAGGTGATTAAATGAATCTGTATGCGAAGGTGTATAGCCCAACGGATTTGACCAGTCCACTCGGTGCGGGACCGGTGCGGTTAACGTCGGCACGATTCAGTCGGGAGCTGGATCGCGTGGGGTCGTTTGCGGCACGGACGGCGTTTGGCTATGCACGAGCGCATGATTTATTTACCCAGAAAAACCGGGTGGAAATTTATGGACAGTTGGTGAATGGCACCGAGCGCATTCTGGGGATGGGGATTATTGAGGAGGCGGACAAGGACGAAGCCACCGGGTCGTTTGATATTAAGGGCGACGATATTCTGAAGGAACTGGTGGACGCGAATGTCTGGACGAATAAGAAATATCTGGCTACGAGCATTGCCGACGTGGTGGATGATCTGGTCACCGGGGTGAGCGGGTGGGCGACCTCGATCACCGGGGCGACGACCTTGATTGATATTCGGTTTGATGGGACGAGTGTATTTAAGGCAGTGGAAATACTGGCGAAACGGTACGGCTTACATCTGCGTCTGGGGACGGGGCGGGTGTTGGAATTCGGGGCGTTCGGGGATAGTCTGGATTTACGGGCGGTCAAACCTGCGTGGAATGCGACCAATATTGCGGAGTTGGATGGATTGTGCATTATTGAACAGCCGAAATTCAGAGTGCAGTCGGGAAATCTGGTTAATCGGATACAGGTCTTAGGTGGCGGCGAAGGCAAAGCGGCAGTCGATTTAGAATTTAGCACGCGGGTATCACCGTACACGATTAAGACCACAACGGATTCGGATGGGGAAGATATTTATTATATTGAAGAAGAAGATTCCGTGACTGAATATGGGGCGATTGAAAAGCTGTTTAAGCAGAGAGAGGTTATCCCTATCTCGCACAATTCGAGTGCTCGGGAAGTGGCGGCCAATGCGGCGTTTGATGCGGCGGCGGCTTATTTGGCGCGGAATGCGTGGCCGATTGAGATATATAATTTTGTCCTGCGAGGGGTGAACGAAACCCTGAAGCCCGGGATGAAACCATGGATGGATTATCGGGGCTATGCGTATGACGAGAATAAGCAGAAGCAGACGGTCATTGATTTAGACGGGGAATATTGGGCGGTCAATGTCACGGAGAATTATGACGGGAATGGGCTGAAAACGCAGACGGAATTGTCAAATGTAGACCAGCAAATTTTGAATGATGAGCAGGTTATTCTCCAGACATTTGAGAGCGTGGCGCTGAATGAAGTTTATATTAAGCCATTTCCGTCGAGTGAACGATTTGGGGCGTATGACACCATCCAGAGCGCAACGTCCTATTTTGGCAAGAGTTTTAGCAAGGATGCCTATTTCTATATAGAGATCGACGAAACGGTGCAGAAGTTGGTGGCGTGTATTATCCGTTTCAAGACTTTTCCGCTGAATGGAACCGTGTTCACATTTGATTCGCCCCCCGCCTTCTCCGTATATGGGGTGCATGATGGGGGCAATTATCCACGGGATATTCATTTGTATGTGAATGGGGTGGATATTAGCGCGTCAGTCGGCGGACCGTGGCAGAGTGCAGGCGGGGCGAATGCGGCGGAAGATCAGGAGATAGACATCACGGATTATATTTTGAGTGCGGGGTTGTGGGGCGATCATGAAATTAAATTTGTGAGTGCGACCGGACGGGTGGCGAATGCGGCAGTTTTCACCGGGGCGAATACGTTCACGGGGAATACGAGTCACGGGGTGGTACATCTCACGGCGCGGTTGTTGACGGTGACGCAGGCGTTGGGGGTTTGACCCTCACCCCAAAAGATAACCCCCTCCGTCGCTAGCGCGCCACCTCCCCCAAACATAGGGGAGGGAAGGACATCGACCATGCGCGGGAGTGAACGACCCTCACCCTAGCCCTGTCCCATAGGAAAAGAATGGGAGTGGGTAGGAAAAGATAAACAAGCAAGGGGCTAAAGCCACCTTGTTAGAGAGGATACACAAGTGGCAGAGTGGGAAGGTGTTAAGGCGAATTGGGATTTGGCGTTGTTGATTTGTCTGTGGGAACAATTGCCGCAATGGTTGGCGGGCGGTAAGGAAGATTATTTTATTGAGTGGGATAATCAAAGCTGGTGGATGCGCATATTCACGTCCCGGCAGGATGTGAGTGATCTAGATTTGCAGGCGATTGGCGAAGGCCATGGGGCGCTGATTGTGACGGCGGATAAATACCAGATTGCGGCAGACGGGGTGGACACAGCGACGATATTTTGCCAAGACGGGAAAATTGCGGCAGATACCGAGATTGATTATACGGTGAAGTGGTGGAATGAGACGGTCTCAGTGAACGGTGCGCAAGATGGAGTAGTCGCCGGAGAGGTTCATCTGGAATTGGCGACGAGCCGCGCGGGATTCTATTTGGTTGAATTGCGGCGCGTGGCTGGATATGAAACAGGGTATGTGATGGTGGAGGCGGTGTAATAACCCCTCCCTAGCCCTCCCCAAACATGGGGAGGGAACAAAAGCCCTCACCCCCTAGCCCCCTCTCCCGCGCTTTTCAGTGGGAGAGGGGGAACCTACAGTAAATATGTGAAGGAATGGGCAATGGGGAATATTTTATTTAAAGATAGTGTTAAGCGGCGGGAACGGGCTAGGAAACTGTATAGCCAATTTAAGCAGGTGCAGGCGGCATTGGAACAGGGGTTTGATGAGGCACCCGGTGCGGCCAAGCAGGAAGCGCTCACTACATTGACGGGGTGGGGAAATTGGCAGGCGGCGACGGCACAGGCGAAGGCGAATGCGTTGTATCTGGCGGTGGCGTTATTGTATAGCGCAATGGCGTTCCTGATTGGTGAAGTTTTAAAGGAATAGCCCTCACCCCCAGCCCCTCTCCCATAGGAAAAGAATGGGAGAGGGTAGCAAAAGAAAACCCCCTCCGTCGCTAGCGCGACACCTCCCCCAAACATAGGGGAGGGAAGGACATCGACCATGCACGCGGGGTGAAAAAGAGGCAAGGGACTAAAGCCACCTTGTTAGAGGAGAAGATGATGGGATTGAATGCGGTTATTTATGATGAGTTGGTGCAATTGGTGGCCAATAGTCAATTGGTGAGTGGTGCATATTATGAAGTGTGTGATGTAGTCAACTTGGGCACGGGGAGCACCCTGCAGGGCGCGACGTTCATCTTTCAGGCGATTGTGCCGAACGCGATCATGCCGCAAGGGTTTGTGAGATTCGGGCTGAATTGGTGGCAAGCGTATTATGATGGCGTGAATAATCAGGTGGTGGCGGTGCATGACCAGCTGGACAACCATGTGTATGGTGAGTTGATTGCCAAG